TTCACAACAAAGAAAAATGGTATCTAATTACAAACAAGGTGGCGTTGCAAAAGGTTGCGGCGGTGTAATGGAAAACAGAAGAAAAGTTACAAAAAAATATTAATATGGCTGGTCTTAGAGAATGGGTTCAAGAGAAATGGGTTGATATTGGATCAAAAAGAAAAGATGGTTCATATGCTCCTTGCGGAAGATCAAAAGGAGAGAAAAGAAAAGGTTATCCAAAATGTGTACCACTTGCTAAAGCTAGATCAATGTCGGAAGGTCAAAGACGTTCAGCAGTTACAAGAAAAAGAGCAGCAGGAAATACTGGACCAAAACCAACTAATGTTTCAACATTTGCAAAAAGAAAAAAAATGAGTGGCGGAGGATTAGTATAATGCCAAGAGGAACTTGTTGGGGTAGGATATCAACAAAAAGTTAATTTAAAAAGGAGTTATTATGGCAGAAGAAGATATTTGGACAAAAGCCTTTAAAGAAACAGCTAGAGAAAAAAAAAGAATGGAAGCGTCAGATGTAGATAAACCTAGATCTAATGAAGGAAAATATGATGAGTCTAAATATAATCCTAAAAGAAAAGCAATGATCCAAAAAGCTAGAGCACAAGGATTAACCAGTGCAGCAGATATGGAGAAAGCTGCAGAAATTAAAAGAGCAGCAAGAAGAGCTGCATATGCAGAAGCAGGTAAAAAAGGTTTAAAAACAGGTTTAAAATCTATTCCAGGAGTTGGAATTGCTATAGAATTATTAGATCCAACAGAATTAGGTGCTGCAGAAAGAATGTCAGATGAATTAAAATCAGAATTAAATCAAATGGAAGAATATAAAAAGGGTGGCTTAGTTAGTAGAGGCCAAGGAAAATCATATAAAATAAAAAAAACTAAATTTTATTAATGGGTGATATTGCATTACGTGGTAAAGGTAGAGCATTTAAAGATTGTGCTGGAAGAGATCCAGAATGTAAATTTAGTTTAAAAGTAGTTGAGAAATATGCTGAAGGTGGTTCAACAGCTGCTTGGCAAAGAAAAGAAGGTAAAAATCCAGAAGGTGGTTTAAATAGAAAAGGAATTGCCTCTTATAGAGCCGCGAACCCTGGTTCTAAATTATCAATGGCAGTAACAACTAAACCAAGTAAGTTGAAACCTGGTTCTAAATCTGCTAATAGAAGAAAGTCTTTTTGTGCCAGAATGTCTGGAATGAAAAGTAAATTAACCTCTGCAAAAACTGCAAGAGATCCAAATTCAAGAATTAATAAGTCACTACGTAAGTGGAACTGTTAATATAACAACTGAAAGGTAAAACATGGACGATACGATAGACATAGCAAGTAAATTACAACGATTTATGAAAGAACAATTGAAAAATTTAACCTCAATTGTAACTTCAGGAGGAGTTGACAATATGGAAAAATACCAGTATATTTTGGGCCAAATTCGTACATACGAATATATCTTACAGGAGATCTCTAACCTGCTAAATAAAAAGGAGCTAAGACAAGATGCCGGAAACGTTATTAAACTCGACTGAAATACCTAAAACCGTTCTAGGTTTAGAAGAAAAATATCAAGAAGAAAATAAAAAAGTAGAAGATAAAACTATTAGAGCAGAAAATATCACTGAATCTTTAGTTGACAGCTTACCAGAACCATCTGGATGGAGATTATTAGTATTACCATTTACACCTAAAGATAAAACTAAAGGTGGAATTATTATTGCACAAGAATCATTAGACAAATTAAGAATAGCTACAAATTGTGGCTATGTATTAAAAATAGGGCCATTAGCATATCATGATAAAGAAAGATATCCAACAGGTCCGTGGTGCAAAAAAGGAGATTGGGTAATCTTTGCTCGTTATGCGGGTTCAAGACTACCAATAGAAGGTGGCGAAGTGCGCCTTTTAAACGATGACGAAGTTTTAGGAACAATTAAAAATCCTGAAGACGTTCTTCATCATATATAAACATAGGAGAAACTATGCCAGAAGAAAAAAAGAAAAATGATGTGATGGTTGACATAGATACCTCAGGTCCTGGAGCCGATATCGAATTAGATGTTAAGCAACCAGAACAGGAGAAGGAATATGAAACTAGCGCAGACGATACTAAGTCCTCTGACACAGCTGCGAAATCAAATGAGCAGCCTGCAGTGGAAACTAAAAAAGAAACAGAAATCAAGGATCAAGGAACTGAAGAAAATGTTCCTGCAAATGACCAAAAGAAAGAATTAGACGATTACAGTGAAGGTGTTCAGAAAAGAATAGCAAAACTAACTAAAAAAATGCGTGAGGCTGAAAGACAGCGTGAAGCTGCGATTGAGTATGCACGTAAAGTTCATGCTGAAAAAGAAACACTTACAGGTCGTTTAAATAAACTAGATACTGGTTATGTAACTGAAATGGAAAATAGAATTAAGTCTTCCATGGAAGCTGCAGCATCTAGATTAGGTCAAGCCAGAATAGATGGTGATCTTAAAGCTGAAATTGCCGCTCAAACTGAAATAGCTAGATTAGGATACGAAGAAGCAAGACTCGACGAAATCAAATCTAAACAAGCTTTGGAAGTTAAAGTTGATAATACTAAACCTGTTCAAGAATATAGAGAACAGCCTGCTTATCAACCGCCTGAGCAACCTATCAATCCAGATCCTAAGGCTCGTGATTGGGCTGACAAAAATTCATGGTTTGGTAAGGATGAGCCAATGACTTATACGGCCTTTAGTTTACATAAAAGGCTTGTAGAAGAGGAAGGTTACGATCCACAAAGTGACGAATACTATACGGAAATTAATAAAAGAATAAGACTTGAGTTTCCGCATAAATTTGGTACAACTGGATCTCAATCGACTGAAAATGTTAAACCAACACAAACTGTAGCTTCGGCTAGCCGTGTTAGTAGAACAGCCGGTCGCAAAATTGTGAGACTCACACCCTCTCAAGTAGCTATTGCTAAAAAATTAGGTGTGCCATTAGAAGAGTATGCGAAACAACTAAATATCACGAAGGAGGTATAGGCATATGGTAAACGAAAACAAAACGATTAAGACTTCCCGTGCGAGTGAAACTAGGTCTAAAACAAATAGACCACAAGTTTGGACTCCACCATCATCTTTAGATGCACCACCTGCGCCGCAAGGCTTTAGACACAGATGGATAAGAGCTGAATCATTAGGCTTTGATGACACTAAAAATGTCGCAGGCAGATTGAGATCAGGATACGAATTAGTGAGAGCTGATGAATATCCCGAATCAGATTATCCACAAGTCAAAGACGGCAAACATTCAGGAGTGATCGGAGTTGGCGGCCTATTGCTGGCTAGGGTACCCGAAGAGATCGCAAAATCTCGTGAAGATTACTTTGCAAAAAGAACTCAAGAACGAGAAGAAGCAGTTGCAAACGATCCTATGAAGGAACAGCATCCAAGTATGCCAATCAGTAATGAGAGGCAGACTCGTGTAACTTTTGGTGGCTCAAAGAAAAACTAATTATTTAGTAATTCCTAACCAACAAAGTTTTAAAAAAACTAATAAGGAGAAAATAACATGGCTAACACAACGGCAGCCTTTGGTCTAAGACCACTAGGCAAGGTTGATGGTAACCCAGCACCAGGCGGACAATCACCGTACAGAATATTTGATAACGCATCAACATCTGTATATCAAGGTGACCTTGTAGGTCTTGGTACTTCGGGTACTGTCGTACCAGTTACATCTTCTGCAACTACTACAATACTAGGTGTATTTAATGGTTGTTTGATAGATGTTAGTCCAACTACAGGTAAACCAACTTGGAAAAACTTCTACGTACAAACTGATGTGACTCAAGGTCTAATCAACGCGTATGTAATTGATGATCCAAATCAACTGTATTTGGTAAAATCAACAGGGACAGCAGCAGGTAATTCTGCTCTTGCAACATCTTATGGTATATTGCATGCAACTGGTAGTTCTGTAACAGGAATATCAGGTGTATACTTAAACATGGGATCTTCAACGACAGGTCAACTGCGTCCTATTTCAGTATCACCTTTTATCGGAAACGAAGAAGGTAATGTCAATGAAGACTTTGTTGTAAAAATCAAAGCATCTTCATTAATTCTATAAGGAGAATATAAACTATGGCTATATCACGATCACAACTAGTTAAAGAACTAGAACCAGGTTTAAACGCTCTGTTTGGACTGGAATATAAAAGATATGAAAACGAGCATGAACAAATATTTGATAAAGAAACTTCTGATCGAGCATTCGAAGAAGAAGTAATGTTATCAGGTTTTGGTAATGCTGCGGTAAAAGCGGAAGGTTCTGGAGTGTCTTATGACCAAGCTCAAGAAACTTTCACTGCAAGGTATACGCATAATACTATTGCTTTAGCGTTTGCAATCACTGAAGAAGCGATTGAAGACAACTTGTATGATAGACTTGCGTCTAGATATACAAAAGCTTTAGCAAGATCTATGGCGAATACTAAACAAGTATATGCTGCCAACGTATTAAACAACGCGTTTAATACAACTTATCTAGGTGGTGATGGAGTGGCGTTATGTTCAACGTCTCATCCAACATTGGCTGGTACTTTTAGCAATACATTAGCTACAGCTGCTGACTTAAACGAAACTTCATTAGAACAAGCATTGATTGATATCGCTGCTTTCACTGATGAAAGAGGTTTAAAAATTGCTGCTCAAGGATTAAAATTAATTATTCCTTCTGCATTACAATTCACAGCTGACAGATTAATGAAATCTGCTGGAAGAGTTGGAACATCAGATAATGATATCAATGCAATCAAAGACATGGGAATGGTTCCTCAGGGTTATACTGTAAACCATTTTTTAACTGACTCTGATGCATTCTTTATCAAGACAGATGCTCCAAATGGCTTAAAATATTTTGAAAGAGCTCCCATCAAAACATCGATGGAAGGTGATTTCGAAACAGGTAACGTTAGATATAAAGCTAGAGAAAGATACAGCTTCGGCTGGTCTGACCCTAGAGGTATCTACGGTACAGCAGGTGCTTAATATATAAGCATTATTTATTTTTAGGGCCTCTTTATGGGGCCCTTTAAATCTGATAGAAAGATAAAAATGATAAAACTATTTAATGTTAAAATAAGAGCTTATGGGTATACTGCTGATTTTAATATTAGAACAGAGGATACTAAAGAAAGTATAGAAAATTCTATCCTTGACAAAATAGGACAAAATGGGGTATTATTAAAAGACAGCGATAGAGCTTACAGTAAGTTCAAATGCTGGATAACCTATGAGGAGATTCTAGATGGATCTAGTACAAGACCTTTACAAGAAGAAAAGGTTGTTGGAACTCAATTGGGAACAGAAACACATTCAAGAGGGAATATACACTCTTGATATGGTTAAAATAGACGAAGAAATTCGTCATGTTATTAACCAAA